TTTGACAATTGGGTCTAGGGTACCTGCCAACTTTCTGACAGTGGCCAGAAGGCATCGCGATGCGCTGGCGCAAAAAAAGGGGCGCGATTTGCGCCCCTGTTGCTTGGTTGGTTGGCTAGCTATAGTGAGCTAGCTCCTGAATGCGGCCTTGCATGTATTCGTAGCAATCGTCTGATAACCCCGCCCATATACTTGTTTGGCCTGCGCGGTTGGCTGGTATTATGGACACGCTATTGCCTAACATCTCGCGTATTATATAGCGCGTATGAGTATCGCCATCGCCATAAGATGCGCCGTTATTTTGTTGCCCTACGGTTTGAACTACATCGTCACCAAACCTTGAACGCCATTCTGAAATAGTTCTGCGAACATTGTTTGGTGTCCAACCTATAGCGTCCATTAATTCGGCAACAGATGCGCCATTATCAGTACGGCACATAGACCATGCAACACCATTACGGCACGATGGGCGGAACGGTTGAACGTCTGTTGAAGATTGCGCGTTATATTCTAGCCTATGATTATCCGACCAAACAAACATGTTATGAATTAGTTCAACCCAACCCCAAATTTTATGGGCGTTCAATGTCCCCGCATGCTGTCTAAACTCTATTGTGCCATGCGTGTTATATGTTGAGACATTTATAGCGGCAAACTTACCGCCAAGATGCGCGTTTAAATCGCCCATTGATGAAAGGCCATTAAAATCATTATGGCGAACTTTATTATATAGATTGTTGCACATGCGGTTATCATGGCGCGAACGCGGCAAAATGCGGTTTACTTCTTGTTGATGCGTACCGTAGCGATAAACAACATCTTTTACCAATTCAAACGGCATTGCATCGCCGAACAAATCGCCACTAGGCAATTTTACGCCATTGGCATCATTATATGAAGTATTGCGAGCGCGATTTGTTGCATCTTCGAAAAATTCATCCACTGTGCAATTAGTTACTTGCGATGCGCTAAAGTGGACATGATGCCCGCATCCAGTCGAAATAGTCGCGCCCGCATTTTCTAGCGTTTCATAAACACGCCCAACGAAATTCTTTGAACGTGTACAAAATGGCAAGGGTGGAAATACTATTTCAGCAGATACGCCACTAGATGCGTCGGTGGTAATCCAAACCGCGTCTAGTCCCGCATCTGATAAAGCACGTTCAGCGCGTGATGGCGATAAATCGTCTATTTCGCACTCTAAACCAAAAACCATAAAACCATTATTCATATGTGACATGAGATTTTTCCTTTCTAAAATGTTCTCACATATACAGTATATAGGAAAACAATTTCATAGTATAGTAAAAAAAGAACAATTGTTCGATTTTTTTTTGCCGTCAAAACGCTGCTCCTGCTGCTGCACGCCAGCTGCAAATTTGCGAACAAATGTTCGGGTTTTCCGCTGCGACCTGGGAAGACGGCGCCTCAGACCCGAACAAATTTCTGCCAGCACCTGGAACCCGAAGCCCGAATCCCGAACAACCCGACCCGAACCAGGTGATTCAGACCCCGAACATATCCCGAACCAGGGGGCAAGACGCCCGAATCCCGAACAATTTATGCCAGCAGGTTAGCGGGCAGCGCCGATTCAACCCGAACAAATTAACGCCAGCAGGTACTGCGAGCATAAAAAAACCCCCGCACGAGGCGGGGGCAGTTTGGGAGAAAACCCGATAACGCACGGGCGAGCGATTACTTTTCTTCTACGCTAAATCTTTCTACTTCTGCATCCGTTAGGATGCACTGGATATAATCGCTGAGGGATTCCTTACAACGGCGCACTGTTTTCCAAGTGTCGCCGTTCTTCATGTGTACATGAATAATAAAGTTCATCACGCGGCCTCCTTCTGTGCAACGTAATCAGCAACCACTTGCTCTCCAATGATGTAAACGTACATATTAACTACACGCTCTGGGTTATCTAGCGGGGTGCTACACTCACCGAAGTTGTCTTCTTCATACTCTTTAATAAACTGAATGATGCTGAACGCTTTGCTCCCCATCCACTCAATCGCTTCTTGAGTTCCAATGATGTAGTAGTCTGTGTTGAAGCACTCATGGTGCAGGTCGTCTAGGTTTTCCATAACCCAGTCACCGCCTTGATGAATAATCTGCTCTTCCAACCACTCCTCGAAGTGCTCCTGAATTTCTAGTTTCTTGTAGTCCATGTTGTCCTCGTCTAGTTCTAGTTCTCACAAAGCGTAGACGGCTACGTTAGCCTTTCAAAGTTTGTAACTTAGTACAGTGACAGTTCGACCCATTCACCGCCTACACTATATAATATAGGAAACTATTTTCATACAATCAAGCAAAAAATACATTTTTTTGTGTCAATCATTTGACGCTGGCTACCCGCTGCCAAACAGAAATGTTCGTGCTGCAACTCACCGGGCCTGAGCTTCGGTTAGGCGAACAATTGTTCGGTGCTGGAAGGTTCCGCAGCTGCTGCACTCCAGGTGAAATCTACCGGGCCTAGGCGCCGAGCCCAGGTCCGAAACCCGAACAATTGTTCTTATACTTGGCCCGAAGCCCCAGGTGAAAATCCCGATTCGGCGCCACCTCCCAGGGCGGCGCAGCCAGAACCCGAACAATTCATCGGGTTTGTTGCAGCCCGAAGACAACCCGAACATATTGGCTCGATCTCCAGGGGCCAGCACGCAAAAAGAGCCGAACCCGAAGGCCCGACCCCGAAAACCCGAACAAAACCCGATGCCAGCAGCTCGAAAGTCCCCGACTCTCAAGCCCGAAAGTCCTCGCCTCCACCCCCGCACGGGGTTTTATGGCTGTTTATCGCTCTCTTCGCTATCTTCTGCTATATCTACCACTTCATCTGACGCTGGTGTTACGTTCTTCATCCTCCGCTCTGCCATACGCTGAAACTCTGCAAGCTTTTCAAGCACTTGCTCCCGACCCATTTGCGTTACGTCCTCGTGCATGACATGGCTTTTATTAACCAGTAGTCCAGTTGCCTTTAAACGCAGTTCTTCAGCCCGAATAGCTTCGCCATATTTACCGAGTTCCCACGCTTCGTCTCTCATCTTCTTTAAGTCCCGAACGGATTTGTCCACAGTAACGCCATATTTCGTTCTGGCCTCTAGCCTCATCTCTTCTAGGCGTTCCTGCACCACTGGGTTACGCAACAGCCTCACAGCGCTTACAGAGGCGTTTTTATACCCTGCCGCTCTTGCCGCTCCTGTTTGCGTCATATCTCCATTGAAATACTTATCAAGAAAAGTTTGTTGTTGAGGCGTTAGCTTCTTCAGCCCTGCCTCTCGTTGTTCTTTAGTTAAATCTTCACCAGCTTGTGGCATTAAAACGCTCTCCATTTTGGTTGTATATATGGGGGACTTTCATGTCCCCATACATATATATATATATGAAAGTTGTGAAAGTTTGAAAGTACAAGTGTTTTCAATAACTTCCACAAACTTTCGCATATTTTACGTTAAATGAAAGTTGTGAAAGTAAACTGCATAACCTATTGATAAAGCCAAACATTTTACTTTCACTCGATTTACTTTCAAATGAAAGTTGGAAGTTGAAAGTAAATTATCCCCTTTTTTGCCATAGTTCCCACAACCCGAAAATGCCTAACCCGAACATAACCGAACCTATGACTCCAACAAAAATCATGGCGATAATTTCACCCGCACTAGACTGATATTTGACAAGTTCGTATGACGACCAGAACAGGACAGACCCGAACAAAATACAGCCCCAAGACATTCCTTTATACATCATTTGCTCATTCCTTTATCCTCAGAGATAAACAAGAAACCCGAACCATTTCCTTCGGGGTCACGGCTCACCTCAACCTTTAACAGACCATGTTTAAGGTTCTTTACCAAGAATACAGGCCATTTATCTCCATCTTCTTCTAATAATTCAAACCCGATGATTTTAGAGCCTACAAGTTGTCTATAATACTTTTCCATATTCATGCTGTAATCTCCTTAATTGCTTCGATGCCAATCATAAAACGCTCTACACCTCTTCGTTTTTCCATGAGCAGAAACTTTAGCCAGTTGCGTTTATTATTTAGCAACCAATATTCCGCATCATTCCATTCAGCGTCAGAAAGCCCTTCTTTGGCTTTCCTAATCATTACGTTAATGTCCTCATACACCGCTTTGCAAACTGGTGAGGGGGCGCGATAGCCCCCTTCCAGCAATAGTTCATCGAAATGTTTCATCATGTCACGCTCCTATTAGATTTTTTAAGATTGTCAGAAGCTAGAATATGCTCAAGATTATGTGGTGCATTTAGACCGCAACCAATATGTTCTCCTTTTTTCCAGCCGCACTCAACCTTTGAGTAACGTCCGTCACAAACCAAATGAATAGGATACTTGTGGTCAAGATGATATTTGTTGTAACCAGCTTCTTTATTCATTCTAGTTGTTTGTGCCTTCAAAAAGTTTAAATCGTATCGGTTAACCCACATAGGCGTTGCAAGCTTTATGCGCTCTTCACGCTTCTTGTGATTAAAGTAAGCTTTTTCACTCACTCGTCTCTTGTATTCCTTAACCTCAACATCGTACTGAACCCCATAACCACATCTGTCAGCAAAAGCCGCAAGAGCCTGTTTATGGTTTATCTTTACGCCTTTTGTTTCCCACATCTTGCACCATGCAAGAGAATAGTCGTAGTCGTATGGGTGAACCTTTGCGGTTACACGATACACAAAATGACTTAACTGTTTCTTATTAGTAAGAACAAACAGAATAGAACATTGTGTTGAGTAGCTAGATCCTTCAAAATCGCTATGCTGGTACGAATATTTTGCAAGCGCAAGGTAAAACATATCAGGCTCATTGCGACCAAAGACACTGGCCTTAACAAGTTCACCCACTCGTGGAATATATTTATTTACGAGTGAATTATTTTTTTTCGCAATTTTAGACCATTCTACATTGCCAGTTCTGTAATTAGCGTAATAGTAATCATCCTTAATTACATAATTTTTCGGAAGCCTTTTGAGGATACCGCAATTCCGCTCAAAACGGTTTACGATAACCTCATGGCCTCTAATGCATGGGGCTTTAGTAATGCTCATGCAATCTCCAATCCAAACACGTTGTTAGCCCTACTAGACTCATATCCAGCCCAACCAGCCGCGTCATACAGGAAGTTAGTATCCAATGCAAAATCGCGGTATCCAGTTAGGATAGAGTTGAAGTAACCAGTGCTAGGTGTTGAAATGCGGTCAGTATTCATGGTGTAGGTCATAATGCCAGCCACCTTAATCTTATCGTACAGACCCGTGCCATCAGTTCTGTATCCTTCATAATAGTCTAAGGATAATTCATCTTCTGGCTCGATTTCCCAAATACCTACGGGGATATACATATTAGGGTCTTTAGATTTCATAATGTCAGCTACGCCACGAAACACCAGTTCATGCCCGTAAATCATAGCCGAACCAACAGCCCTAGCAGTAGGGCAGCGGTAGCGCATTTGGTCTTTGTTTAAGTTAGACCCATAGGCCATATATAATTTACTCATCGTGATATTCCTTTCATATTTTTCGTTCATCACATATTGACAGTATAGTAAAGTATAGTTTAGTGTCAAGAATAATATGAAAACAATTTCAACAAAGAGGGAAAAATGTATTGGGTTGAGGCAATCGCTTGGAAAAGCATTGACGTATTAGATGAAGAGTTCGACCAATGGGAATATGGTCAGCACATTGACCAGCGTTATGCTTCTTATGCTGGCACGTTCAACAACCACATTCCTACAGGTTATGAACAGCCGAGCAAATACAAGCCAAAGAAAAAAGAAAAATGCGCTAGATATTTAAATGCGCTAATCAAAGGATACAGATGAAACGGGTTGGAAAGTAAAATAATTAAAAACTAACCACAGGCGACTTATACTTAACGATTCGCCTACTGTTTCTTAATCGTTTAAAGTCAAACCATCTTTTTTTTAATTTTTTGCGTGTGCGAAACATTGCCATGTCATCCCGTGGTCAGAAGAGCGCCAGGCCTGCGGGCTACCACAAACCGAACATTTTCTATTGATCCCTCCGCTGCGCCTTTCTGGATTAGAACCGAACAAATCATCGGAAACTCCCTGGGCTCGCTTCCATTTTTTATATTCTTCTTCTTGTTGTTTTTGCTTGTAAGTCTTGTTTACCATGCTATCATATCCTTCTGTCTGAATGGTTCGGGCAGAAAAAACCGTGTGGTTACACACAAGATGTCTTTACGGAAAGCAGGCGAGCGGGCAACCCCGAACAACTCGCCTGTTTTTTTATTTCTGAGATATTTCCCCTCCTAAAGCGGCATACCCTGCGATATCTACCCATGTGTCGTCCTGTTGCATGTCATTAGATAGGCGAGCCAGCTTCAGGCCAATCATGCAGGCACAAACTTGTTCGGGTGTTATCTCCACCCCTAGGATTACTTCCCATATTTTGGCGATACGGTAGTGGTTTGATTTAGCGTCACCGTAATCTTTGGCTCGCTGCCCGTTGATAAGTTCCTCTGCCTTGTCGAGAAAGTAAGCCCGATTCATGCCATCATAGTCTTTTATATCCATTATATATTATCCCTTGCTGTT